TGACCACAATATCAGGGTCAATTTCACCGTACATCAGCAATTGCAGAATGTTAATTGATGTTTCAATCGGCTTGCGCCAAAAGGCTTCCTGAATGGCTCGAATCCAGTCATAGAACGCGAGAATCTCACCCTCCGCAAGGTTGCCGAATCCTGTAGGAGCAATGCCCAACAGAATCACGGCCGGTATGTGCGACACTGAGCACATTTGTTCCTGTGACTGTGATTGCAACTCCGCAAGCCCTCCGAGCGGTACTGCAATCTGGTCCATTTCCTCTCTATCCTTGTCAATGACGAACGCACCGCGATTGTTCCGAGTCAGCGTGAAAAGCTCAATACGCTTGAAAAGTTCGTCCGCATCATCCCCCTGCAGGCTTTCATCCATCGCAGTCGCGAGTACGATAATGCTGAAATTGGAAATCAAATCAGCCACAGATTGACGTGTCCGCAACCAGTTATCAACGTAGGGCTCCGCGAGCTGACTCATGCTGATTCCGCCAAAATTAAAAGGGGGTTTAAGCATATCCGAAACCGGCCGCGTGATGACCGTCTGGAGCCTGGTTGCATGTACCAGCTTGCCCAACATAAACCAGGAACTAGGTTCGTAAAAATCCGGCCGTGATGGGTCAATCGCGTTGTAAGCATTCGGGGTAGTCCACATAGCCTCCACCGCGCTAACCGTGTAGCCTAATCCGCTCTTGCGCCAATCATCACGTTTCTTGATGGTCTGTGGCGTTAGCTTAAGCGGAACCGTCAAATCATGGCCCTGTAAGTTATGAAGGATTTGAGCACGGCCGAAAAATGAATCGTGCTCAACTGCAAGATGAATTGTTTCCTTGAGCCGAATTTCAGTCATTGCCTGGTTCAGCTCTGTAATTTTCGCTTTCGTGGAGTCTCCGGCCGTATCTGTGGACTGGAGCGTAATCCACTCGCGAGTAATCTGTGTGGCGAGCGCCTGAGCGAACGCTCGATACTCTGCTCGCGTGGAGAGCATGGACAAATAAGGGTAGCCTGGAAACCCTACCCAATCGCCGCCGGCCGCCCCATAGCATGATTGAGCGTATGAATACGGCGCCGAATCCATTGCAATGGGAGCTTTCTTCACATCAGGAGGCAAAACGCCGGGCATCAGCTCCGGAGGCTTGATTTCGTAGCTGTACGTTTTCGCCGGCTTGTAATTCGTGCGCGCCTTGGATACGGCCGCGCTCAAATGCTTGAGGGGACGGCGCGCCGGGCTCTTAAGCTTTGGGGGTTTCGGTTCCCGTTTTTTCGCATCAGGAACCTTATGCTTACTCGCTTTTGTGAGGTTACTCATATTCTCTCTCCACATCAGCCCGCAAATGGAACTTATCGAACCGTGAGCGGATAAGCTCTATCATGCCATCGAACGTCAGAATTTCGTCAGCAAAGTAAACCTCTGAATTCCAAAAGATAACCACGGTCCAACCGTCTTTGTAATCCAGGCGTGCCATTCCACGCGCTACAGGACGGTTTAATTTCAACACCATTTCGGGGACGCGGAATGGAAAAGATGAGGGTACTAAATCGTCATCGGGAAATCCCGAATAACACAACGGCCGTGGACTGCCTAAGTCAATTTCATCTCTACTGCGAAGTGTTCTCAAATTTAAGCTCCAAACACAACAGGGGTAGCGGGTAAATTATAACCGCTTCCCCTCTTGTGTGCTCTGGCGATTCTCCGCGACCTCCATTCTGCTATTCGTGATTGCTTGACGTTCCTTCAGGAGCCGGAACCAAATCCAAACGCGTACATCATAACACTAACGTTTGGGATTTACGTACTTGACTCCCTAAAGATTTCCACAGGTTTTATTACTTTAATCTTGACATTCTAATCAAATGTCAGTATTATAAAAACAGTTAAGGAGATGGATATGACAATCACCCTCAAGTTTCGGATCATCAACAGCCCGGACGGCGGCAACATCAACCGTACTTTGGTTACAGTTGTCCGCAATGGTGTATCAAAACCACTGCCAAACGCAATCAGCATGGAGGCCGGCCGCGTCGCATGTCAGAAGATGGCTGACGATCTCGGCGTGACGCTGGTATGGACGGACTCTAAAAATGGTTTTCACAATCTGCAGTCCGAGTCACAAATCATCACTGTGGAGGTTAAGTAACATGCAAAACCACTGGGATCAATACGTTGGCACGCCAAAAACTCATATCGTCGAGCAATTTAACGAAAACAATAGTGGCGAATGGAGAGCAAACTCTCCCCTGCTATCCCTGGAAGATGCCGAAGCTGAGGCTGTTCAGCAACGCAAAAGCAGTCCCACTAAACCAGGATGGATACGTGTGCAACTCGTCCGACCAACTTGCTCCTCCTGCGGATCTCCGATCAAGCGCGGAAGCCGCTCTGGAAAATGCCGCAAATGTCTTCGTAATCCAGCTCGACTATGGGTTGGTGAAGGTACCGATGGGCGCTCAGTTAAAACAGATGCTCAGCGGGCGGCTAGTCGACTAAATATCCAACGTGCGATGTTGTTTAACCCAAAATGTGCAAAACGGGAGTCAAGTACGTAAATCTCTAACGTTTTGCAGCCGCCTTGAGAGCATCGGAGGAAATCTTGAGCCGGCCGAACAACGGAAAGAGCCGGCGGAGCGCCTGAGTAAATGAATCAACCTGGTCATCGTTCGTTGCCGCCGGGAAGCCTGTTAATTCCGAAAGAAATGTACCTGGTTTATGGTTACCGCGTATGTCTCCAATCCAGGGGGCAATGTCAGGATGCGGCAAATACACGTTGCACGCTTCCCACACTGACGTTACCGCGTGGGCTCGCGCGAGCTTGGAACCGTCAGGTTCAACCGGCAAGATACCAAAAACCTCTTTCTTGAGGAAGTCAATTACAGCCGGCCCGTTCGCCTTGTCTTCAATCAGGATTTCGCGCGATATGGGCTCCATCTCGCGGAGCCTGACCACTTCCTTAGCAGTCTTAGTGAAACTGAGACGGCCACGAATTTGGAATAACAGATACGCGCTCGCGCCTTTCTTCCCCCACTTTTGCCCAACAACATAATCCGTGCCGTCAGTATCCTTGAAAGTACAATCCCATGAGTCAATGACCTTATCGAATTTTTCCGGCAAGTCTTTCGGCAAGTAGAACTGAACGCATGACTGACCCGTATCGTTCGTGGCTTTGAAGACGTTGCCGCCTAGAGCTTTCGGCCGTTGCTGATAGAGCGCGCTCCACCAGTAATCAGACATTAGCCCTTTTTGCTCTAGCAATTTCTCCAGGCTGTGAAGCTCAGGGACCAGCGCGCCGGCCGGCAACGCTGAGTTATAGCCAACTTCGCCGGGCTCATTGATAGCAGGAAACTGTAGCAGCGTGAGCCGTGCGTCTCCCTGGTAATGGTTGATGATTCGAGCCGGTAAGTCATCTTCAGCCCATGACGTAGCCATGATGATTTGACCGCTGTTTTGGCTGAGACGCGCTGTAAATACGCTCTGATACCAGCTCCAATGATTTTCTTTTGTAACTTCGCTCAGCGCCTCTTGCTGGTCCTTTGTAGGGTCATCGATGATTCCCACGTCAACGCGCTTACCTGAGAGCCCGGAGCCGATGCCAACGGAGATATAGGAACCTTCGCCGCCTGGTGCGTTGAATTCTCCAATCGTGTTGCGGTCAAATTTGCGTTTCTCCAGCGTGGTAGGAAAGAGCTTTTTGTGTTCGTGGCTTGCCAGATTCCGGCGCACGCTTTGACCCATGCCGTTTGCAAGTTTGGTGTCATAGCTCGCGCACGCGATACGCCACTCAGGAAACAAGCCCATGATGCACGCCGGCAATTTGCGCGAGATAATCTCAGACTTGCCGTGTTGCGGGGGAGCCTGTAGGACCAGGACGGGACGTTTGCCGGCTTGCACGTCTTCTAAGAATTGATCGACCGCCCGGCAAACCATACGCGCGAATTCGGAGAGCCTGTAATCTTGGGACGTGTACAAAATGTAATCGAGCAAACGGAGACGGGCTCGCCGGCGCGCCTTCATTTCCTTTGCCGCTTGTCTCTTTGTGACTAGAAAACCCATTCACTATAGCTTAATACACAGTGAGCGCCCGCGTATGCTGCCTTTTGTTGGTTTGCAAGTTCTTCGTCAAAAAAAAAAAAACCCGCGAGAGTGAGGGCTCGCGGGGGAGGCCAATGTAAGCAGTGAGAAAAGAATAACGTCAACCGACCGGTTATGTCAATCCTCATCTTCCTCACCCATGATGATTGCCGCGAGCTGGTCATCCGTCAAATCTTTAGCATCATAATGAGCCACGGGAACCGGCTGACCATTCGGCCCGCTCAGCTCTCGTTTATCAACCACCATCCCCAAATACTTTGCGATGTTGTTGAGCGCCGCATCCTGGTCACGCATGAGTACCTGGATTCGTCCGTCTTTGTCTTGTTTCAAACCACCATATAGCCGGCGCGCGGAGCCTTTGAGTTTGCGCGTCTCTTCCACCTTGACGCGCTCCACTCCCTCACCATGACACTGTGGGCAATTCGGATTAGGCGGCCGGCGCGCGTCAAACCCAAAACCCCCAACGCACGCGGGGGGAACCATGAGCCGGCATACAGGAGAACATTTCCGCGTGCAAACATGAACGTTCGCGAGCGAGCAAGCCTCCAGGTATTCGGGCTGTGTCCAGTGGTAAGCGTGATTGATACCGTAGCAGAATCGGCAACACTCAACGCGCAAGTAAATTAAATCGTTCGGATCAGCCTCCGCTATTTGCTTCCACTGATGCAAAACCCAATTGGCATCTAGCCCGGCTGCCGATGCTCTGCGTTCCTGTTCGGTCTGAATTTCGGCAATTACTGAAGGAATTTGAAGGATTTGAAATGCAATTTGACCAGCGGTAGCTTCAGAATATCCAGCGCGCACAGCGGCCTTAGTCCCATTAAAATCAATGAGATATTGCCTCACGAATTCATGATGTTTCGCGCTGATCCCCATAACGGCCACAGTGTACCGCTATTTCGCGTTCGAGCGCAATAAAATACCCCGCTCTTTTTACGGGGTATGCTTCGGGGTATGCCCTTTGGGGTATTTATAAATATAACAATCTAATACACTTATCTATAATATATACTCTAAAAATACCCCGTACCCCATCATATCACTACGCTACACATACGCGCTACGTTCAAAACGTTCATAACCGTTATGTGTTAGGTTATTACATATCCTAATTATCATAGGGATATGTTCGTTCTGGTAAAAGTTCATCCTAGATCGCAATTGAAATGATGCGGGGTATAGGGGGTACGGGGTATTTTTTGCGTAACTTCAATAGTATCTATAACTTAAAATACCCCGACATAATTACCTAGACAAAATTTTGGGAATTATGTCTTTTACTCCCTTGTCCACAAAATTTCCTCATTTTCCGCTTGACAAACGCGAGGGAATCAACTACCTTATATTCAGTGAGGCAATCAGCCCACTTAGGAGATGAGATGACCCACTTAATCGATGACGTAAAAATCGCTTTTGCCGATCTGCCGATAAAGGCCACAATCAGAAGCATCAACTCACAGTGCGGAGTGCAAGTAGAGGTGCAAAGCCCAGTCACCAAAGTGTTTCTCCACACTTGGATCGGTCGCCGGAAGGACATTGATCCGAAACGCGCCGAACTGTTGGAGACAATCACACGCCACGCAGACGGCCAAATGTGTAGCACGTCGGCCCTACCTAAATATCTCCGCCGGAAAGCGTCTCGTGTTTGGGAGCTAGTCAACAATGGACATCTGATGGGCACTATAGCCCACGACACAGGCTTGTCTTTTGGCCAGATTAACCGCATTGTCCAGGATCGGAGGCTGAAATGAGTCGTAGCACAATCAGCACCTTCCAACTCTTCCAGATGTTCCCCGATGAGGAGACAGCGCGGCTCTACCTGGAGTCGCGCCTCTGGCCTAAAGGCGTGACCTGTCCCACTTGTGCCGGTCACGACCGCATCACAACTCGTAAAGTTGAAGGCTTTTATCGCTGCAATAAGTGCCAGCTTGATTTCACGATCCGCACCGGGACCATCTTCGAGCGATCGCACATCCCGCCCCACAAATGGCTCTATACCATGTACTTGCTTGTCACCGCTCGCAAAGGTATCTCTTCCATGCAGATCGCCAAAGAGATCGGTGTACAGCAGAAGTCGGCATGGTTCATGCTTCACCGTCTCCGTGAGGCTTGCGGCGGCGAACTCGCCAAACTGCAAGGAATTGTCGAAGCCGATGAAGCCTTTTTTGGAGGCAAAGAAGCCAACAAGCAGGAGTCGAAAAAGCTCCGCGCCGGTCGCGGCTCTGTCGGCAAGATAGTCGATGTGGTGCTTGCTTACCGGCCTGAATCTAAGGCCAAACCGCCCCGGAAACGAAAGATTTCCACAAAGAGGTTAAGTAATGCGGAATCAAAGAAACGGGAGTCAAGTACGTAAGTCCCTAAAATACCCCGACATAATTACCTAGACAAAATTTTCAATTATGTGTAGAATTAGGTTCATTATGGAAATCGTCACTCGCAAAGATGCTGTTTCAAACGGGTTATCGAAGTATTTCACGGGCGTGGCTTGCCGAAATGGTCACGTAGCGCCGCGCTACACTCAATCCGCAACGTGCGAAGAGTGTATCAGAGAATCCAAAGGTCTCACGGTAATCTCCACGCCGGGGCAAATCCTAACTCCAGAACGCGCTGAAATCGTCAAATCCAAAATCAACATAGAGCAACAGAAAATAACTCTACGTGCTCAACGTCTCTCTATAGAACAACAACGGCTCCAGCTTCAATTGGATCGCCGCGCCGAACGCACGATCACAAATCAACGCAAATCTATCGCCAAAACTCAGCTCGTGGATGTGACTGTCTTGATTGACCCGCTCGATTTCGAGATGGTAGCTCGCCTGGTCTGGTCCTTTGCTGTTCTCCGGAGCCCTCTGCTCAGACGGGACGAAACCACAACCGGGCGTGAGCTTTCCGATTCACGTCACGTCATGCGTTGTTTTCCTGAAGACAAGGCGGAAATTCTCAGGCTCACAAGCGAGATGTTTTACAGCCGGCGTCCCGGCTCCCAAATTGATGAGCAAAAGCTCTTGGAAAATCAAAAAGCCTTGGACTCAAAAGCTCTTGAGGACTCTCAATGGCCCTCAGATGACCCGCGCTGAACCGTGACACTTTAGTACCGTAGACACATTACAACTAAAGTGACATACTTGTATTCAGTGAGGACAAAGACAATGAAATACATCAAGGCAATTCAGATTGTGGTTAAGTACGAGAGCGAGAATGAGGCTTGCGCCGCGTTCGGCTTCCTCATGGACCAGGACGATTGTTATTGCGGCCGGGTTTACTTCGATGAGAATGACCAAGTTTGGGTAGTTCAGACAATCAATGCGCCTGGTGATGACTTCCGCATCGGAGCCCCGCTCCCCGAATCGATGAGATATGTTTTCTGCCCAACGTCACTCTTGCTCAAGATGGAGTCCGCGCGATGATCACCGAACACGTTTGCACGCCGGAAGAATGTCCGGAGCCCGGTTTCTATTACGTAACTGTCAAGGACGCCGGCCAATATTGGAAAATGGCTGGCCCCTACGCCACTCACCGGGAAGCTCTGGGCATGGTCAAGACGGCCCGTGAGCTAACCGGCGCTCACGGAGACCCCAGGGGAATGTACATGGAAGCGTTCTGGGGATGGGGAACCGCTCGTTTAATGAATGATCATCCGTGTGCCGGCGAGCCCGGCCTGCTCAACGAGAAAGGGTTACTAAAGTAAGGTTGACACATTACACGTAAAGTGACATACTTGTATTTAGTGGAGGGTAACACTCTAGCCCGCATGATGGATGAGCTAGGACTTTCGCTCGCGGATGTTCAGCCACAGGTTCGCAAGCCGGTTCAATCGGAAACGTTCAGTTTCCTACGGAAAGGGATTCGATGACAATTGGAGTTTTCGTTCTAACTGCAATTTGGTACTATCTGGTTTGCGCTATGCAAGCCGCACGGCGCCGTCAGAAAATGAGAGCTGACTTTCGTCTTCAGTGCCTCTGGAGACATAAGATAATGAGTCAACGTGTTGTTTTGCAGGTTCCTGCAGAAACTCCCGTAAGTGTCTATGTACCTGAGCCTACTTTGCCTCCAAGTTACCTCCAGGAACGGAGGCTCAGGTAATGGATTATCGTCAGAGTTGGGATTTATCCACCATCCCAAATGACGTGTGGGCATCGGAGAACGGCCGGCGTACTCGCCCCGCACAGCCGCGGAAGCCCGTCCTAAAGCCTTGTAAGGGTTGCGGGACTGAATTGACGGCTCAAGAGCGCCGCAAAGCCTGTAAGATTTGCGGGCATGGCACAGGGGGGAATCGATAATTATGCCATTCCTCAAAGACTCTTACTTTTGCGTGGACTGCGAATGGATAGGAGAGAACTCCGAACATTGTGAGAAATGCAACAGCGTGGCGCTCAGTCTCTTATCAGTATGGCTGAGCGAGCCAAAATTTCCGGTGACTAACCGGAGGAAGGAGAACGAAAATGGATGTTTACGGCCGTTGGAATTGGAAAATTCTCGCTACCATTAGCCTTATCGGGCTCTTGTACGGATGGTTGATTGGATAACTCTTTAACCGTGCCGGTTAGTCATGAAAGGTAGGTTACTCGCCGGCACGGGACGATTTTGATTGAAGGCTTCATATTGTTTCGCGACCTCCGCCGGCGAGTTGATTTGCAGAGCCAGGGCTGTGTGATGAACGAACAAACGCGGTTTACCGTTGTCAGGCAAGACCACATTATTAACCCGGCCATCCTTGAGCGCCGGGTGATACTTATAGCCCATTCCTTCCAACATCTCTTTCCGGCGTATCGGACTAATACGCCTGAGAACTCCCAACCGCTCCAATAGCTTTTCCAGGTAAATCGAAGAAATGAAACCACCGTTGAAGCCCGGTAGACCTTGCTCAATAGCTTCCCTTATTTCTTGTTCGACATTCCCCTCAGATACTTGTATAGCTTGTTCGGTACTGGAGGTACGCGGTCCACGTTGACAGTCAAGAGCCGGGTTGAATCTCGCCGGGATAGAAAAGCTATAAAGGAACTCAGATACAATCGCATAACCATCAGCACGAAGCCATCTATAGAGAGTGGGGAAATAATCTCCTGACATTCCATCTCGCTCCAAATCGGACTCTTCCTGTTGTGCGCTGAACATAATACAAAATCTACGGTCATTTCGAGTCTTTTTAATTGCGTCTTTGTGGTTGCTGTTGAACATGAAATTTCCACAAATATCTTGGATGGTCTGGTCAATTCCTTTTGCTTCGATTTCAAGATTCTCTCCCGTAATCATCGGTTTCAATTCCTCGATAACTTCGCGGCGCGCGTC